CATACAGTCATCAATGGAAGTACCGTTGGGGTCAAAGAGGAAGTTCTTGGGATTGACAGGCATGATCTTGACTGCAATCCTGTCTCTTTCCATGACTCCAATTGCCGCCTGTCCTTGCATATTGGGAATGGGTTGGGTGGCAGGGACATACTCTTTTTCAGTCTTGACAATAATCTCACCTATGCCTGTTCCATAGATTTCAGCCATCAATTCGATCTGGTCGATAGCTTTTCTGATTTTGTCTTTCTTGAAGTCCTCATTCAGTTGAACTTTGATTAACTCAATGTCAATGGGGTTGCCGTTGACATCTCGGATGTTGTCTTCAATGTCAAAGAACTCGCCTTGACCAAAGATTGCTTCCATGATTTCGGCATGGCGGGTTTCAACTGCTTGTTGGGTGGCAGGGGTGACGATACGGCTACGCTCAGACTCACGGGTCTTGTCTTCAGATGCCCACTCTCCTCGGAAGATACGCTCGTACTCTAGATAGGAGGGTAGGAAGTTTGTGTTTCTGTAGTCTCTCCACCTATCGCAGTGGTCAGTAACGAATGAAGTCAACTCTTTATCAGCCTCAGTGGGTTGATAGTATTCGTCTTTGTCTAATTTTTTGGTTGCCATTTATACTCCCGAAATTACATCTAAAGGCTCCCACTCATCTTCTTGGTCATCTTGGAAGTATGAAGTGACAGCAAGTTGGTCGATGTATGACAAAGAGTCGGGTAAGTCATCATGTACGCCTTGGGCTGGAAACATCAAAAGTTGGTCTTTGAATTCATCCCAATCTTCCTCAGAGTTCAGCACAATGCGCCCATGCTCAAACCGCCCTTGGAGACTCCAGATAATTCTGTCTGTCTTTTTCCTGTTGCCATGCGTTAAGTCAACTATGTGTGAATATACATTATTTTTCCGCATTAAGTCACTCAAATACGGCAAAACTGCGTTTTTTAACGAACCCCTCTCAATTCCCACTGACAAAGGGCGGTATTCACGCATTTTGAGCAGAATCGTGGCGGCTGTTTCCCTGATGTCCCACCGACCGTAAGCAATCTCTTTGACAAACCACTTCCCATCGTCTGTCACCTTGACCACAGAGATAGCAGTCTGATCTAGTCTTTTCTTGGAATTGGCGGCTTGTTTAGCAACTTCCTCAAATCCAGCCAAGTCCACAGCAATGTAGTAGCTTCCATAGTCAGGTTCTACCCCATACTTCAGCCATTCTTCTTTGAAGACATCCGAGCCAGCGTTGTCAAAGGAAGCCATGTACTCTTGCTTGAAAGCAAAGGTAGAGAGGGTTTTCTTGGCAGATTCAATCTCAGTTGGGTCAATCAGGGGGTTGTCTTTGGTGGTGAAGTGCCAACTTTTCCAGTCGGGGTCGGTTTCTGATTTTCCGAGTTTAAAAATGTCATAGAAAAAGTTACGACCTTTGGGAGTTCCGATGAACATTGCCCGACCTTTTTTGTCTGACAGCGAAGCACGAATGACTTGCTCCCATGCTTCTGGTTTGATGTCGGCAACCTCGTCAAGCACAGCGTAGGTGAGTGACACTCCTCGCAAAGTATCTGGGCGATCTGCACCTCTAACATAGATTTTTGCTCCGTTTATCAGGGTGATGTCCATGTTATTGATGTGGCTTGACTGAATAACCTCTCTACCCAACTCCATCAAGACATCCCAAATAATCTGTCTGGCTTGACCATTGGTAGGCGCAACATACAGCACAGCCGAGCCAGCAGTACATTGGAGTCCTTCAATCAGGAGGGTAACGGCTGACAGGCGTGACTTACCGCATCTTCGACCAGCGGCAATGACTTTAAACCTTGTTTTATCAGCAAAGACTTCTTGTTGCCAAGGGAGGAGACTGAAGTTAAGGTCTGACATTATTCAATTGTGTAGTCTGGAATTGAGAAGGGGTCTTTGTAAAACGGGGTATCTACCTTTTGTGTGGAAAGACTCCAGTTTTTTGCTTTTTCTATAGTGTCAAGTCCCATTGCATCAGGGTCAGTGCCATACTGACGCATAAAAAATTCTTTCCATGCTGTTGGGTGAGTTGGGTCTTTTAGCATTTTTCCTGTTTTGGTAGACGATGGAAAGTGTGGTCTATTGTCATAAGGACTAACAGTTTCTTTTACTCCTGCTTTCCACGCTCCTCTGTAGTCATAGTCAGGAGACTCAAGAATCATCTCTGTGATGCGTTGGTTATCCAACTTATCGACAGGCATCTTTTGTTCAGCCGCAATGTCTGACTTAATAGAGTTAAACAGTTGAGTTCCCTGTAACCAACTACGAAACTGCTGTTCTTCCGCTGGTTTTAATGTAGTAGGACTCCAAGGAGTTGCAGAAAATTTTTGGTATTCATTCAGCCAATCAGTCATCTTTAACCTCTACATCTTCTGCATCTATTACAGGGTTTTCCCCAATAGTGACACCACCTATGCCTGAGATGGTGATGTTGACAGCGGAGCGTTGTTTTCCTTCTTTTTCAAACAGGGAGACAGGGAGCATTCTGTCCATACAGAGTTTGAGTGCCGCCATTTGAGCAGGGTGTTCATCATTCATGGCAATCTCAACTGCCTTGTAGACAACGTTCGATCCAGCACTGTTTATCAGGAGGTCTTTGAGTTCTTTGATTTTCTGTTGTTCAGTCTTGGGTAAGACGAGTGCAGAGGGGTTGTCTGCGTACTTAGAGAGAGTCATCTTTCCTGTACTACGAGGCCGACCTTTTTTCTTCAGGTTATCAGGAAGTGCATCTACAGCGTTCATCTTTTATCCAGTTAGGGAAGAAGGTTGTTGGTGGCTGGATTTGAACCAGCGACTCGCCTACTGTGCTTTGTTGCAACTCTACACAGCATCGACAGAAATCTGCCCATGACTCTACCAACTGAGTTACACCAACACGGCTGGAGACTGCGGGGACTTCACTTAACCCCACGGGATGCATCAGAACCAAACTCTGCCGTTGCAATCTCCATGCGTGTTGACCCCCTTCCGGGGGTGTTGTCGGCTACTCGCTGCACTGCCCACTGTTCTGCTGTGCAAAGGGTCAAGGGAAGAAACCCACGCAGCTTCGCTTTCACCAACACGGCTGGAGACTGACATAGGAGCAACCCTACTGTACCGTTTCCCAATGCCTTGGGGACTGCAATCTCCATGCGTCTTGGAAGTTAGCGCACACTTTACACGAGAATCAGATTCTTGTATAGTAGGCGCACACTTCGGTGTCTTTGTCAGAGTCTATCGGCTTATGTGCAAACTTTGGGTAGGAAATCGAGTCTTCAAGGTGTCGTAGTCTTGGATAGATGTAGTCCCTAAAGTCCACGGAAACGTTCTGGCTGACAAAGTATTGTGGGACAGAAGATTGTCAATCCCACCGAGCAGGAGGACTGCATTGTGAATGTGCTGGCTTGGATGCCAAAACTAATCCGTTCTGATGTGTGACGGTACAAGGTGCAAACAACGCAATGTGGCTATTGAGGCTCTGTTAGGCAAGAGATGGCTCACCATCTAATCTCAATAGATATTCTTGGAATTGAGCAACCAAGACAGGACATCATCCTGACAAATCCCTTAACTCACTTCATCAAGTGGGTTAGGGGTTTATTTATCAGAACATTCCTTCTTTCCACAATTTAGCCAGACTTGTTTGTGTCTTACGCTACATACTGCTTTTCGTGTGCGGAGGAGGGTTCACAAATATTTACAACACCACACCTACCCCCTCCCCCCTATCAAAGTAAGTACACACTTACAAGTAAGCGCACACTAACCTACCCAGTAAGCACTCACTAACATAATGGTCGTGGAGTAAGCACTAACTAACATTGTGTAAATGATAATGATAATGCGTTATCAATAACACTAACGATAATCGATTATCAATAAGCTAATGAGAATGCGTTATCAATAGTCTAATGATAATGATAATGCGTTATCAGTAAGTAGGGGCTATGCACCACCACAGGCAGTCACCGAATATCACATTATGTTAAATAGTGAAAACCTATTAACTAGAATAATTGATAGATATTATTAGTGGAAAACTAGGGTAAGTACTGATTACATAGTGTCGTACAGAATGTTATATTATAGGCACTGGTTCAAAATAATCAGTGATTCAACAATCAACTCAATAGGTGTTAATGATGGATAAACAACTGCAACAATTGGAAAGCCTACAAAGGGCTAAAAATGGTGATTCATTACTGAATTACCCTAGCATCATGACGGGTTTTATCGCAAAGGGAATAAACCCTAGTGACATAATCCCTAGAGAAAATGTTTTCACCTATAACGCATGGAAAGCCCTAGGTAGACAAGTCAACAAGGGTGAACATGGTGTTAAAGTAGTGACATGGATAGATGCAAAAGACAAAATCACGGGTTTACCTACAAAATTGTGCCGTGCATCTACTGTTTTCCATATTTCGCAAACCAGCCCTATCCAGTAAACAATAGGTCTATAACCCTTATATAAATTATAGGGGTTATATGCCTAGGGGTTTCCTAGGGATTCAATCAATCATTTTTTAATAGGTGTATATCATGCATTATGAAATTCTGACAGAAACTCAAATAGAAAACCGTGTAGAGAGTGCTATAGATAGATTAGACCGCCATTTATTGAGTAATCAAGTAACCCAAGAACAATATGATAGAGAGATTGTTTCTATTGATAAATGGGCTAGTCAACAATATGACCATTTGAAAAATGCTAAGGGTATGCTTTGGTCTGTCACATGGTAAATAGGGGCATAAAATGAAACCTACACAATGCACAACTACTGGTTACTGGTATGTAACTGGTTACATTACTGGTAGAAAATATTGGGGTGCAAACCCTAGAGATTGTATACAAAATGCACAATTGTATTTTTACCGATAAATAGGGTTTATCCCTATGGTGTAGTGTCGCACACTATCCTACATTCAATCGTCATTCATTCAATAGGTGTTTATATGAAAATCAAATCATTCAAAAACGGGTATGCAACTTTAGAAAAGTTGTTTCCATCAGGTATGTATTTAGTGCAGTGCTATATCGGTACTGAATTGCACGATAAAATTAGATGCGATGATTATCAAACTGCAATGCAGTATTACAAAGCATTTTCCAATATTGCAAAAAATTCTTAATAGGTGTTATATGAAAATCATGCCAGTTTCAGTTGCTTATCACCGTAATGGTGTTTCAGGTGAACCCTTCCATTGTGTTATTTTTGACAAAACTGACAATGAGGGAACCAATCG